ACTTTGGTAGCACCTAGACCAGCACCTATGACAGCGCCAACAGGACCACCTACTAGGAAACCAACTACGCCACCTACGAAACTGCTAAACCAACCCATTATGTGATCTCCTTGTTCATGATGCTGACACGCACTGGTGTAAAGTCTAACTGATCGTAGACATCATTAAGTCTATTTGAATTTTGACCAATGTCAATGGCACGGATCTGACTGACAGTAAACTGTTGAGCCCATTTTTCAAATACAGATATCAATTGACCATAATTGTCTACTGTGGCAAATTCTGGTATGAGGTAGTTGAACTGGATGGTAGCCGTGCGTTCTGTATCTATGGGATCTTCACTTAGGAAGCCTCCTATGACACCCACTGGTCTGCGGCCATTATAGGCACAATGGAAGAATAGATTAGGACGGATGCAGTATTCTCTTATGGTGTTGAGAGTCTTGTTTTCATCATAGCGATCTTCAGTGATGTCAGCCTCTGCCCTGTAATAGTTGAATAGATTGACCACTAGATCAATCTCATTTGGTTCTATGGGTCTGATGATCATAGACGCCCCCATTTGAACTCTGTCTGTCCTACCCAACCTGCTTTGTCAAAGGCCTTGTCATACTGCACACCCTGCAACAACCAGTTTGACCAATTGTTGGTCTTGCGTCCATTGGTTCTTTCAAAGTCAGCAAATAGACTAGAACAGTCCACGGCTATCTCACAACTCTTGTTGGTTTCATGTATGCTGAAATTATAGATAGTGCCATCATACATGAGTATAGGTGCTGCCACTAGGCTCAAAGGATCTGTGCCTGTAGCGCCAAAACTTAGAAAGCATTTGTAGATACAGATCCTGCGACCTTCTACTTCATAGTTGGTGAACTTAGAAATATAATCATTGCCAATGCCTGACAATGAAACTGTGAATTTACCAACTTTGACATCCATGTCTTCACTCATGCCTGAAAAGCCAATGAAGTTGCCCTGTGCTACATAGGTGTTGGTGCCTGATTCAGGTGCAGTGGCAGAATCAAAACTGACATTAAAACCTCCATTACAGAGATAAAGTGTTTGCGGGGCTCCCGAGGCGTCTTTGAGATGCAGTTCTACACAATCCACTGTAATGGTGTGGTCGCGATAGTATTCGTCTTTGTTGGCTGTGCTGGCAAATGCTTTCATTACCAGACTTCCCTCATGGCCACTGACATTGATGAGATGCCGCCATAGCCTGTGTCAAATTCCTGTGCTTCTTCTGCCAATACCACAGTGAAGGGCACGGCTGTGATTGTGAGGTTAGTTGATGATGGCACGGCGGCAACCAATGGCCCTGAAAAGTATAAAGTAGCTGTGCCTCCTGAATCTGAAGTGCATGGTGCCACACATTGATAGACTTTGGTGCCGTTGTTGAATTTGAAATAATCACCTGCTGCCAACACTGTCTGTGCATTGCCACAATTGGTCAATGCCACAGATGTAGAACCTATGGCCGCTGTGGCTGATGTCCTTGGGGTTGAGGCAGTCTGTGATGCCAATGCTGAATAACTTAGTTTAGGTAAAACTATTTCAAAACTAAACTGTGGACCTAATGCCTGTGCAAGGAATCCTTTGACTGTGCCAGAATCTAGTCTAGACAGATTGGGATACTTGACTTCAAAAGAATAAAAACTTGTGCCAACACCTACACGACGGATCTTACCACTCATGGTGTTGGTCAATTGCGTAGGGGTATTGGTCTTGAAGTTGATGCTTTCAAAACTAGGTGATGCTGGATATTGTGTGGCTAAGTCTGCCATTATGCTATGCTCCTTCTGCCTCTTTCTAATACTGCGTCATTGATGATCTGAGTAATCACACCCTTGCGTGATGCCAACAGTTGATCAAAGCCTAATGTGTCATTGGCAGTGATGTTGAAGTTCACTGTGACTGCACCACCTCCGCCTAGATCACCATTTCTAGTTATGCTACCGGTGCCTTGTGGTGTAAACAGTTCTGGACCACTCTCACCAACAATATAACTCTTGCCACCCATAACAGGTCCACCAAGAGCACGACCACTGTATGATTGTGATCTGATCTGTGCTACCTGTGCTAGACCCATGGCCACTGTGGCAGCGGCTGCGATAAAGTTGAAAGGTGGTGGATATGTAGCCAGTGCTTTAGTAGCACCCATGTAGGTATTCATAATGGCATTGGCCATGTTGAATGCCTTGGCTGCTTCAAAGGCCTTTCTATTCTGCGCTCCCAGGGCTCCAAATAATTGACCAGCTTGTTCAATACCAAACTGTGTTTTTTCTTTTGTGCTTAACATTTCAAAACGAGCGGCTTCTGCTGCCATTTGCTTTTGTGTCTCAAAGCCAAACTGTGTGCCAGTCTGGGCTTGTATTCTCAATAGAGATTCATTTTCATATTGTTTCTTAGTTGCTGTGATTATGGCATCTTGTGCCTGCACTGCGGCATTGATCTTGGCATTCTGATAGGTCTGTTCAGAAATTAAATCTTGATCACGGAGATATTGTAAACCATTGAATAGTGTCTCATTGGCTCTCTGTGCTGCTAATGTAGGATCTAATTGACCCAATTGACCAGCGGCTGCTTTGCCTGCTTCAACACCTGTGAGACTCACTGTGGCAGCTCTTATGCTTTGTGTGATTTGTTCACGATCTCTAGCAGCCTGTGTTAACTTCAAGCTGGTGGCCAATTGATCTTTCATATCCTGGGTCATGGCTGAACCCAGTTCACGCTCTTTGGCTCGGATGGCCACAGAGATTTCACGCTGTTTTAAATCAGCAATGGTTAATCCCAAACGCTCATCTTCTAATTTTAGTAATTCTTGTGTGATGTTGGCCTGTGCTCTAGCAGCCTGTTCTGCTTGAACAGTGGCTTTGAGAGCGGCTTCCATTTCACTGGTGAATAGACTACCTAGACGCAGTCTTTCAGTTTCAATCCTCAACTGCTGTTCACGCAGAGCCACATCTGCAATGGCCAGTGAATTTATTTCAATCTGTGATTGTCTTTGACTGTCAAGATAACCTGTAAGGGCTTCTGCCTGTATGTTTTCTTTGATCTTGGCAGCTAAGATGCCTTGATTGGCTTCATAGGTTTCTTTGGTAACACCCAAGCGGTATGCTTCTAGTTGGGATGTAATTTGACGAACGCCTTGATCCTGTATGGCTGATGTGGCAGTGGCGCTTTCAAGTTCTAGGATCTTCTGTTTGGTTTTTAGCGATTCTTCAATGATGATCTTGCGACGAACTTCAATGCCTAGTTCTTTTTCCAACTGAGCAGGTATAGCCTGACCAGTCTTCTTGTATTTGTTGCGTTCTTCACCAATGGCCTTATCAATTTCTAATTGTATGCTACGAATGCCTGTGGCTCTTTGTGCCACATCATTTTCCACTCGCATTTTGCCAATTTGTTCTGTGAGACTCTTGTCAAGATCCAAAGCCTGTGTGTTTCTTTGTTTGGTGATCTTGAGACCTTCTTTGGCCTCTTTGGTCTGAGCGGCTGTGCTCTTGGTGGCTTTTTCTACCTTCTCACCAAACAAGCCTGCTTCTTTGGCAGCATAGGCAATGGCAGCTCCCACAGCGGCAGCACCTATTACCGCGGCACCACCTGTAAGTATAGCCATCGCTGTGGCTGCTGGAATCAGAGGTATCAACAGTGCTGCCACTGCTATACCAATACCTGCAATGGCTCCTACCATAATCTCAGCATTGTCTGCCATGAGATTTAGAACCTTGGCCAAGGCATTGCCTATGCCAGTGGCATCTGAAAAGTTCTTGACTGCTTCTATGACACTGGTGTTGAGATTTTCATAGGCCTGATTGATGGTTACAACTGTGCCACCATAATCTTCATTGATAGAACTGGCTTCAATCAATGCTTCTGCTATGATCTCTGCTGACAGTCTGCCATCTGTGGCCATCTGACGAAGTTCAGTGGCTGTCTTGCCTGTTTGTTTTTCTAGAATCTTTAAGAGATAGCCGTTGGTTTCAGCCATGGTGCGGAATTCATCACCATTCAATGTGCCTTTCTGCATGGCCTGTGCAAACTGATACAGAGCCGCGGCAGCACCAGCACCACTAGCACCACTTATCTGTAGTGTCTTGTTGAATTGCTGAGTGATGTAGGCTAGACTTTGATTGCTGGATCCTGCCAAGGTTGATGACTGTGCTAATTTCTGGAACAGATCGATGGTTCCACCTAGATTACTACCAGTGGCCTTGGCTGTCTGTGCCAATAGTGCAAATGTCTTGTTGGCAGAGTCAATTGATCCTGTGGCAAAGATCAATTTGTTGGTCATTTCCTGTGCTGACGCTGTGATTTTTACAAATTGTTCAACTAGACTTCCACCAATGGCAATACCAGCCAAGGCCTTAAGACTGCTGGTTAATGATCCCAGTGCCCTCTCTGCCTGGGCCGTGTCAGCGGTGATTCTAATTTGTGCGTCAGCCATGCTATCTTCGTCCTTTTTGTTTGTCCATTGCCTTCTTGGTTTCGTCTGCTTCTATCTTATAGAAAGCGGCCCATCCTGCAAACTCTACCACTGACATTGCCAATATCTCTTCTACTGTGCGGCCCAGATCCTTGGCAAGCCTATAGGCAAATAGGAGATCTGGATCCGCCCTTAGTTTTTTTCTGCGTTTTCTAGATCTAGATCTCCAACGCTGTTCATTTCACCTACCACACGGATCAACACCTTGGGATCAACTTCATTTAAGAATACCATCTTGTCAGCGAAGGTAAACATCTTGGTGCCATCTTCATTGCGGGCACGGAGGATGAGACTTTCAACCAGGGCTTCAACAGTTTTACCCTGTTGACTAAGTTCCAGTATCTTGCCTTCATCACGAAGTGTGGTTGCTGATTTCCAAAATATCTTGGCATCTCCCCATTCAGAAACAGTGATTGATTTCATCTCACCTGAGATCTGATTGCGAAAGTGTGCTGTGGCTTTGTCTATTACTTTGTTCATTTATATTTTCCTTTGATTGTGTTTAGAGTTGGTCCTATGATTCCCTTAGGCGCCTGCCGGCTCGCTCCAGCCTCTAGTCTATCAATGTAAGGAACACGATTTTCTACTCGAAAATTATTCTTGCTTGTGGCTTCTGTCCATGCATTTTTAGCACGACCACTCTTTACTGGTGTCTTTGATCTAGCAGTCTTATAGACATCATCAGCGATCTTTTTTACAAGACGCTGTAAAGAACTATCTAGTTCTTGACCAATACCTTGGACTCCAGTTAGAGTGATCTGCATATTACACTGCTGTGGTTGAATAAGCAGTTGCACCAGTTCCTTGGAAACTGATACTTGCTTCTACCATACCATCCATTGATGTGTTCACTGTGTATCCAGTTACGATCACATTGCCTGTGAAGGCGTAGTCTGATGTAGATGAATAGTTTTCAGCGATATACAATTTTACTGCAACACCTGAAGCACCAACCAATCCAGCTGTGGGATTGAATGAAGTTTCGTAGGTGTCAAAGTCAGCGGCGTCAAAATAGATATCAGCTGAACCTGAGAATGAACTCAAGCCAGTGATATATGTGCGGACATCCACGCCCATTGTGGTTGTTTCTACTGTGTCAGCAGTCATCTCTACTGAGAAGTTGCGGACTGAGGCGATGCTATTACCATTTAGATTAATTGCACCGTTGTTTCCTGTAATTGTAGCCATGTTAGTCTATCTCCTTAGGCTGTGAATGTGCAAGCACCTGAACCTTGGAAAGAGATTGAAGCCTCTACCATGCCGTCCATGCTTGAATTCACTGTGAAACCAGTGATGATAACTTCACCACTGAACTTGCCTGCTGTGTCTGCAAGATAACCTTCAAATGTCAATGTGCTTTGACCAACTGTGCCACTGGTAGGATTTAGCACTGCGTGAGTGGCAATGGTTCCTGTAGAACTTGCTGGATCAAAATAGATATCAGCACTACCTGACCAAGAACTTAATCCTGTCAAGTATGTTCTTACATCTACCTGCATTGTGGTTGTTTCAATTGTATCACGAGTGAGTTCAACTGAAAAGTTGCGGACATTGGCAATGGTTGCTACTGATCCACCTACTGATGCGTCTAATTTAATGACGCCGTTATTACCTGTTAATATGGCCATTATTCGTCTCCTTGTTGTTTAATATTGGCTTCTTCTACGGCTGTTACGGTCGCCTTAGACTTCACCGGGGGCTTGAGACGAATAACCTCTTCTCTCACCTGTTCTTTACCAGCATCGACGGCTGTCCATCCTGCTGATTTCATCTGTTCCAATTCTTCAGGTTGACAGTATCTAGTCATACCTTTCTTTGTTAAGTTTATCTTCATGTGGCTGTCCTCAAATAGTTGTATCTCACTGTGAATATCACAGTGATTTCAGCCAATGGTGGCTGACGCTCAATGACTTCAATGACTGTGATCTGGCTGTCAATGACACCTAGTGCCTGCAGACTTCTATAACGATCACTGTCTAGGGCTTCTTCTATGCGTTCAATTAGGTCATTACGCTTGCGGTCTAGTTCTGTGCCACGGACGAATCCCTGTATGCGGAATTCTATTGTGCCCTGTCTACGGCCTGTGCCTGGCACGCCCATGGTTATAGTTGTGCGTTCTTCTCTTTCTGCAGTGATTAGCAATGCTGGAAATTGTGTAATGGCCAGTTCCTGAACTAGGAATGGTTCACGAGTCACTAGAACTGGAGTGGGATCCTCCATGTTCTTTAACACAGACACAATGTTCCCAGCGATCTGTTCTCTGAGATTCTGTGCCATTATCTCACTAGCCTATTGGGTTTGACACTGGCTGTCTCTTCTCTTTCATAGGTGTTGTCATCATCTAGATCATAACGCACACCTTCACGCAGGATCAGGTCCATCTCATGTTCAAAGCGGCCCTGATAATACTGCATCATTACTTGGAATTTGTCTGGTTCAGCGCCATTAAACTGTGTAAGTTTAGGTGCAATGTGGTAGGCCATGGCATGATATATTGTGGCCTGAGTAAATTGTGTAGAATCTAAGAGTGCAGTGTTCATGCTGACTGCGGCAATAGAAGGGTGTGCTTTCTGATAGCTTTGATACCAACGAACTTTTAACACACGATTGATTTCAGTTTCAGAACGAGCCAGTTCTAGGTCCCAATCAAGGACTCCATATTCATCAATAGTAGGTTCGACCTGTTTGAGGTCGTCAAATGTAGCATAAGCCATAGTCAGCGAGTCCTTCTCGTGTAATTAGAAATGCACAGGTCCTTCCTGCGATCACGTATTTAGTTCACTCAAAAGAAAAGGGCCTGATATCGAAATATCTTGACCCTTTTGAAAAATCTTTATGAGATTTTTACATGACTGTCGGAGAACAAATCATCACAACCACTTATAGCAGTTGCTGGAATTATTTACCACGGCTTGTCTGTATCACTGACATAACACGGCCTGTGGTGGTGTTAGGAACCACAAGATAACTGCCTGTGGGCAGATTCACTGAATAGGCACTAGGCATCACAGAGCCACTAATCACTGTGGGCGCCTGTGTGTTAGGATTAAAGCCCACTGCAGAACTGGTATAGGTGTAGGTTGGACCATTGCGGTCATACATGAGATAGCGTTGATTAAGTGGCAGTTCTGCTTGTGCTGTCATTGACCAACTGATAGTCATGATCATGAGGATCCATGACCTTTTGCCACAAAGTCCAAAGCGTGATTTTATGTTGTCGAGCGGCTGCATAAGAATTATTGAACCTCCCTAGTGGTGTGATCACAGGCATGAGTTTCCTGCTGTGATCTAGTTCTTTGGCGGAGTTCTCGGATTCTTTGGATAGCTGATTCTCTGCGTTGATTGTGGAGGGTTTGTTCATGTTCATTCAATTGCTTGATATGCTTAGTTAGTTCATTGAAATTCATTCTGCGGCCTCCAATTCATCACCAATATACATCTGAGCATTACTAACACGATCAATAGGATGCTGGTATTTTAATTTTGGAACTTCATACCAAGTGCTGTAATTTTCATCATCGTAGCATTCAAAAATTTCATAACCACGATAAACTTGTTCTAGAGTTTTGCTAATCATTCTGCGGCCTTTCTCTGTGTGTTAATCATATTATAATAATAGCACCGTTTGACTCGTTTGTCAATGTCAACGATAGCCAAAAGAAAGGGCACCTAAGTGCCCAATCTCTATACCAAATTACTTTGGATTAAGCAATGCTGGAATCAAAAATGCCTAATACACCAGCACCGTCATACAACTCGCCAACACCATAGATTGCTGAACCAACAATGTCAAAGCCACGCTTGGTAGCTTCACGCTGTGATTCAATACGGATGTCTTGCATCATTGCTAGACCCAATGCGTCTTTGTGGAAGATACCGCAAGCGAAATCGCCAGCAGTGCCGCCAACAACTTCTTCAACGCCAACAAGGCTTGATTGATAAACTGGAACACCGCCTAAGGTGCCAATAAAGCCGCTACGCAATGCTTCATTACCAACCATACTTGCTGGAGCTGCAAATGTAGAAGTGATTGAACTTAATACATCATAGGCTACATTAGGATGTAGAACGATAGCACAGTCATTTGAAGTGTCGTAGCCGTTGGAACGCAATTTTGCAATGGCCTTAAACAATTCAGATGCTGAAGCAGTAGTAGCCGCACCACTCGTTGAAAGTTGGCTGAAGGTGTTGAATTTCTGCATTAAATCAGTGTCCATCTTTCTAGCGATTGCTTCACCAAATAGACGACCAATGTCTGCAACAACATTACTTGCTGATGCCATCATGGCCAAATCACTGATCTGAGCAGTTAAGCCAACTTCACTGACAGTTAGAATAGCACCATCTGTGCTTACTGCTGTGAAACTAGGTGCAGTGCCTTCAGTCAATGCTGCCGCTGTTTGCTTTGGATAGATAGGCACTGTAACAGTCTTACCTTGTCCTGGGCTTAGAGTATAATTACGCACCAATCCACGCATGATGGATTTTTCTGATGCAACGAATAACGCTTCTGCTACTATACTAGGTAACAGGTCGTTGAGGGTAGTTGTGTTTGTAATAGTCATTTAAGACTCCTTTGTTTAGTTAGGCAATACCGTTTTCTTTGCGGTATTGACGGTAAATCTCACGATGTTCTGGATTCTTCATATCCAGTTTCGTTATATCTAATTTGCTGGAAGCCTGATTTGAGATTGCGGATCTAGCATTAGTAGTGGCTGGTGAAGCAGAAACAAAATGCGGATTACTTGTTAGAAATTCACGCACTAAATCTTCTACTCCTAATGGTGTGCCAGAGTCTTGATATCTAACTGCACCATCCGTGCCAACGACTTCTACTTCACCTTCTGAATTAAGGCGCACTTGGTTGCTCAACAAAGCCTTGACCTGTTCAGCATTCACAGCACGATATTGCGCGGCGGCACTGAGCAGAGGTGTGTTGACCTTATACTCCTTGATCACTGAATCTCTTTTCTGGATTTCAGCATCCTTTTTAGCGGCTAATTCTTGTAGTGTCTTTTCAAACTCTCCACGCTTGATCTGTTGATCCTGGGCTCGCTTTTCAGCCTCGGTGCGTAATGCACGAAGTTCCTCTGGATCACCTAGATCTTCATAGGGTTTTAGCAGTTTCTTTTCCAACGACCCTTTCATTCGGGCCATCATGTTGTCTACTTCTTGTTGACTATAAGTCTTTGTCGCTTGTGCCTGATTTTCTTTTTCTAAAGTTGCCGCATCAGTTGCGTTATCTTGTGCTAATGTATTGTCTGACATTATGGCATCGCCTCCCTTGGAGTGTTGTGATTTTATTTATAGCATTTAACCCTAAATGCTGGTATAGTAGTTATTCTACACCTAAAGATGTTCTTAGATTCTTGAGTGTGTTTCTATCCTGTTGAATCAACACTGAAACTGGAGTGGCGTATTCTCCATAGCCTGGATAAGAATACAGCCACTCACAGTCAGGATCACTGCGATCCCACATATCAGCTATGGCTTGAACTGTGGCGTCTGGTGCTGAAATCACATACATACGGGCGTGAAAGTCTCCTAGAGGTATTTTTGCACCCTCATAGGAGACAATGTCTATCTTGCCCTCAGTGTAGGCTTTTAGGCTCCACGGGCATTGAGTCTTGATTGATTGGAAATACTCCAGCCAATCAACGCTTTGGTGGTTTACGTCCACGGCCTCTACCTCTTCCTGGCATAGCAGTCTCCTTAGTTGTATTCATCTTCTTCTACTGGTTCCCACTTGGCACACCAATAGACTGCGCGAACTGGTGCGTCAAACTTGGTGCAATAGAGTTCACCTGGCTTGTAGTATTCACAGTTGCCACA